GGACATTTGAAATAGCACCATCTAAAGCTGCTAAGTCTGCAAGTTTCATCTTTTCGAGCATAATGATATCGTCAAGAATTGCATATATCATAGGGTTTGCCCAAAGCAACCAGTCGTCTTTCTTATAATGGTAAAAACTTACCTTATCTTCATCAAGAGGGATGGTTCTATCTCCACTCTTTAGTCTTTTCTGCAAGTCGTTTGGAAGTGTTTTAAAAATTGTCTTGTTTGTATTTGTACCTTTGACGAGAGATTCATAAGTGTATTTAGATAGATTTAAAACAAACTCAGGCTTACCCACCACCTGCGTACCGTAATCTCTTACGTCAATAGCTAACGGATTTAAAAAATCATAAGTCCAAGGAACCTCTCTTCGATTTACCTTAATGTCTTCAATCTTAACGTCCGCTCCTGCGGCACGCCTAAGCTCTAGTTCTTTTTTGCGATTTAGTTTTGCCGTGCGTCTTTTTACAACAACATTACCACATCTATAAAGGTAGTTTAAAAATCTTTCAGATCTATCGACACCATTAACTTGGTTAAACCATTTCCTGTAGAATTTTTCTATAGTTTTGTTTGGATGTACTAGAGTAAGTCCCTGTGAGGAAAAATCGCTCATAAGATCAATAACATTACGAATAATGCCAACCCTATCATAAGCCTGCATACTTTGCTTAATGATTCTTTTCTGATGGCTAGATACGGACTCTCCCGGTCGGAAGTTGTCATAGTCTTGGCGATTAAAGCCTGTTCTTACAGATCTGTTTGGCTCTATGTCTATGTAGCTGGTTCTTCTTCCATATGCTACAGCCTTTTGGATTCCATCATAAGCCTCAATCGCATCAGAGGTTTGCAAGTAGGCATCTTGTTTTTGGGAATCGCTATCCCACGTTCTATATAGTGGTGATTTAGACATTTATATTAATCTCCGGTCAATGTTATTGTTAATGCTACTCTCAATACTATTATACACAAGCTAATACACATCCTGCATTTTTTCCGCAAACCAAGAAGGTCCGTGATAAAGTTGTTCGTTTTCAAACTTGGAACTACTGTCTTTTTGCGCGAAACCGCCGATTGTATTAAATTTGGAAATACCCTTTTTTGTTATCAAGTTTCTGGCAGACATGTTCGCCATCAACAAAGACGAATAACGATCTTTACGAAGTCTACTTTTTCTTCCTGCTGCCACCTTCACTTCAGGAGTATCCCATCTTTCACGACCGGTAGCCGTTTGTGTCATAACTATCATGGATAGTTCGTCCTTAAGCTCCTCGATCTCCATTACGCAATCTTCAAGCGTATCGTATTTTCGCCCAGAAACCTTATCGTGCTCAATAGATAGTCCAATACTTGCTGAATCAAAAAATGGAAAAAGCAATATTTTGTCTTCAAAGTCCTTTCTTAATCCGTGATTCGCTTCTGCTAACCAATCAGCCTTAGCAAATTGACAAAGCTTTAATATATGTAATCCGGAGTGGTCGTCAGTATCTTTGGCTTTATTCTCATCAATAACTGGCCAAATAGCAACTTCACCTTCTGGTATCTTATCTTTATCGTGAAGAGCCTCCATAACGGCAATACCACCACCCTGAGCATCAAGAGCTATCTCAGAGCAGGGAAATACTTTCATTAGCTGTCTAATTTTTTTTGCACAGTATGAATAAAAATCGTCTTCATCTACTATTTTTGATTTAAGCTTGTCTTTGTGCTGCTGTCGGTTTGTCGTCCAGCAATGTACGATACGTCTATGATCTTCTCTGACCTCTAAAACAACAATACTAAAGTTGTCCACCTCAGAAGCCGGATCTACACCAAATATGTATCTTTGCTCTGAAGAACCCTTTAAAAGCGATTCAAACGAAACCTCTCCAGATGGAAGCTTTACTGGTTTAGTTGGAGTTGTTGTGCATCCTTCTAATAGACTTCTTTTAAAGAATCCCTGACTATCTGTTGTAAAGCACGCTCCATACTCCATGTTATATATTCCAGAATGTACAGTGGCTTTTGCTCTACTAACCTGACCATCATCCATAAATCCGTCTGGTAGGGTATTAACAGGCATACGAATCACAGAGTATTCTGTCCAATCAAAGTCTGTTGGAGCATCCGATCCAAACACTTCTTTTAACTTAGTTGGGTTTCCTTGACTATTAACTATACTTCTATATCTTTTCCAATAGTCTGCAAAGTGATTGAAGTCATAATATGCTGTTCCGGAAAGTATAATCTGATTTGACTTTTCTGTAATGAGACTTTCTTTAGCCTCAATGTCAACACCAAGCTCTTTCGCTTTTTTTGCTTTAGCTTTGCTTTTTACTTTTTCTGACGGCGAAGCGGCAACGGCGGCAAAACCAGCAACGACGTTTTCAAATATGTCTCTGGGTATAGAGGCAAACTCGTCTGCAATAATATCATTAGCTCTTTGACCTCTAATTTTTGATCCATCGCCAAGAGGTAGACATGTGATTGTACTTTGATTGATATGCATAACACATCTATCGACATCTCTTCTTGGGCCACTATTACCACCGCACAAATCTCTTAAGATTGGAGCATTTTTCCATATAGTGTCCATGTATTCAAACAAGACCTTTGACTGCCTAAACGCAGCACCAACAACGACAATTTTTCTTCTTGGCATAAATAGAGCCCGAAGAAGCGGGTATACCGAAAGTATAAAAGATTTACCCATACCACGAGAACCTATAAGCATTGGGAATTTTCTATTCCACATCTCGTATAGTAGTAAAGACTGAAAAGGCAGCAATTCGATGTTTAGTATGTATTTACAGACAAAAGAAAAGTACTCTGGCCGAACCATGAGCCAAGCTATTCGCTCTAGCATATCGTCCCTGTCGGCACCTTCCATTATGAAGTCCATAGGGTTGAAAAGCTTGGATTCATCTACATCTATTCCCAACCAAGCGTTTTCTATTTTGTTGACGTTATTTGTCATCAGTAATGTCTTTTCCTTTGCCTAAAATAAAATTCTTAGCCTTTAGGTTTCTAGGATCGTCAAAAAAGCCTATAAGAAGCGTGGCTAATCTGGAAACGATCTTCTCCTCTTCTTCGGATTGCTGTATATACAAAAGAGACCAAGCCGCATGTAGTATTTCATGTAACAGAGTGTCTCTAATAACAGACTCTGTAGTGCCGCAATATATTCTTATTCTTTTTTGTTCATTACAACAATCACCATATGCTTCTCTTTCTTTAAAAAGAGCTTGTGGCATTTCATGTATTTGATATTCATGACCGAGCACATAGGCTTTAGTAGGTAGTTTCTTGCCTCCCGCCATCTTTGTCCCTCTTGTGAAAAAGTTCATTGAGTCTTTTGAAAAGACTGTTACACACCAAAAAAGCATTGTTCTTATTACCACAGAATATAATCTTGGTATCATACCAGATTTGAAATTCTAATAAGCACTTAAGTAAATACTTGCCAGTAACACGCACCTTGGATCTAGCGCTTTTCGGAACCCTAGACCCTTCAGGATACTTCAAGAGGTCGTCCATGTCAAATTCGCAAATAATGAATGAAAAATTATAATCCTTCATTCTCTCCATCTCCGCTTGAAATGGTTTCTTTTTGCGACCCAAATTCATGGCTATTTCAGAAGCACAACCTTTTCTCTCGATACATACAACATCTTCAAACCCTCTCATCGTGTAATCTCCGGTGTGAAGCGTGTTAATCTCCATACCATCGCACTTGTCATAGGGTGAAAAGGTCCAACCGTCTTGTTCTCGCGTGTCCTTTATAACCGTGTAGTTTGGCATCTATTTATCATCCACTACTGCTAATGTTTGTTTCAGTTGATCATAGTTAAATCTAAAACCACGATCACTTTTGTCGTTCTTAAATTTATCGTTTAACTCATTAAACAAATATCCATCTACACCAGTTAGATTTATCTCGTCTCCGCTTTTCCATGATTTAATCTTTGCCACAGCTTGTTTTTCAATGGATGCTGGTACTTGTTTTAAAACTCCAGCTTTTACTGGATCTATTCGTGGCTTGTTTTCTTCTTTGTTAAACATTTGTTAACCTTTCTTTTTCTTTAGTAGTTCCATAAAGTATGTTATATAGTGGCTTTCTTTGCCACTTATGCTATCATGGCATTTTTTACATAAGGTTATGCCATTGTCCACGTCGTATCTCAAAGAGGCCGCCGATGACCATTTCATTATATGATGAACGTTTAATCTAAGTCTTTTCCCCTTCTTTTTACACATTTGACATGTAAATTTGTCTCTTTTTAAGACTTCCACCCTAAATGCCTTGTAGACTGGATCGTTGTAATTGCGTCTCATTTATATCGCTCTCTACCATTCTTTCTACTAATTTCTTGAATGAAACCTCGGGCTCCCATCCCAGTATGTCTTTTGCCTTGTCGGGCACACCTAGTAGGAAATCCACCTCTGCTGGACGGTAAAATTCTGGATCAATAACTACATAATCCTGCCAATCTTGAATTTCTATATGGCTAAACGCTATATCTAGAAAATCTCTCACAGAGTAGGTTTCTCCTGTCGCTATAACGTAATCGTCTGGATTTTTGTGTTGAACCATCTGCCACATGCCTCGCACATAGTCCTCTGCGTGGCCCCAATCTCGTTTTGCTTCAAGATTTCCTAGTCTTAGTTTTGGAATCCTAGAATCATTGCAGCAAATATAATCTCCATCGAAACTTGGAGTTGTATAGCCACACTCCATAGCCCAATTTTTAAATTCGCCAATCCATTTTGTAATTTTTCTAGTGACAAACTTTTCTCCCCTTCTTTCACTTTCGTGATTAAACAGAATCCCGCTACAAGCAAATATGCCATAGCTATCGCGATAGTTCCTAACGAGGTGATGTGCTGCCAATTTAGCTATAGCGTATGGACTCTGAGGCATAAATGGTGTTTCTTCGTTCTGATACTTTGTTTCTCCAGAAACGCCTAGACTTTGCGCACCGCGATCATCAGGATCATTCCACGCGAGCTTTGATGGAATTTTTTTAGAGGTGTAGTTTTTACCAAACATTTCGCTAGAGCTGGCCTGATAAAACTTAATATTTTCTTTTCTGCCAGAATACCTTATTGCTTCTAGGATATTCAATACTCCACCAGCAGTAACATCCCATGTCAAGCTGGGTTGTTTAAAGCTAGTTCCAACATGAGATTGTGCGGCAAGATTATATATTTCGTCAGGCTCTTGTTCTTTGATTACATTGCTAACATTAAAGGCGTCTGTTATGTCGCCTTCTACAATTTTAATTTGGGGCAGGATATGACTAATTCTTTGAAGAGTGTCAACACTCACTCTGCGTGTTATTCCAACTACTTCATAGCCTTTTTCTAATAACAGTTCTGCGAGATAGCTTCCGTCTTGTCCTGTTATTCCAAATATGATTGCCTTCATTTTTATTCCTTTACTGTTTCCGATGTTAGAAATGGTTGATCTACTTGTCCATCGTTGAAGGACATGTATTCCGATAATCGTTCTTTCTCATTTTCCATCGCTAGTCTCATTTTTTCCATTTCGATTCCTAGTTCGCTGCGGTATTGAGGATCGGTTGCTATTTTCTTAACGAGAGAAGCGAAAGTAAATTTAGAATCTTCAATTGCTTTGACTCGCTGCTCTCTGGTGCCCTTGAGATCCTTCAGCATGGTCGCCTTGCGTGCTTGAAGGTCTTTGTAGTCTTTAGACAGGGTTTCCTGTGAAGCCCTTAGAATGGCCACCTGACGCTCTAGATTAATAATCACATCCATGTCGCGTTGATCCTTGTCAACACTTTTCTCTTCTCGCACCAGCCTTTCAGCTAATATTATTTCTTGTTGATTGTCTCGCTGACTTTTGAGTATGCGGTTCATAAGTATTTCTAGTTTGATTGTATCAATTATTTGCATTTCTTCTGTATGAAACACATCCTCTTTAAATTGACTCCACATCTTTTTGAAATGAAACTCGAACATTTCCAACTCTTCACCAGAAAACTGATTGGAAAGCTCCTTGTAGTATGGCTTCTCTTTTAACTCATTCGCAACAGCAGCCTCTTTTTTCTGACTAGGAGAGAATCCCACATTTCTTTTGATCCAATCTCGTATCGAATCTGGATCTCTGTCTAGATGTTGTGCTATGGATTCTGGAGAAAGAACCTCGGCTTTCGCCTCGATAAAAGACATATCCTCTTTTGACAATCTACCCTTCTTCATTATAATCTCCATTAATTATATCTTCTATAGCTTGTATAACTATGGCCTTACGGCCTTTTGGCAAAGAAGAGTTTGTTTGGAGTCTTAGATAGTCACCTCGTAAGTCAGATGGGAGTTTTCTATCTATAAGCTCTAGGGTTTCAGTTATGTGGGCATTACTTAATGTTTCATCTTCTGTAGATACTGAATATAGTGCGGCTATGTCCATTGGTTCAAGAATACTCTTTTTACGTTCCTGTATCTTTTGGGCATTTCCGTAATCAAATCTATAATAGTTATCTCGTTTGAAATTCTTTAGACGATTATTAATGTGTGCGTACATGAAGTTTTCAAGAGGTTTCGATGAGTCATATCTTTTTAGTCCTTCTATACCCATCAAAAATGCTTCTTGTTCTATATCATCAACATCATATGAAGCAAAGACAAATTTATGGGCGAGTTTCTTAGCCACTTTTGTAATTACTTGTACTACTTCATCTTCTGTTAAGTTATTCGGGGTTTCCATTCTGTTCCTGTTCCTTTTCCTCTTCGTCCGTTTGTGGGACGCCATTTATAACGTGTGGTATTGAGTTGGCTCCTGCTCCCCATGACTTTACATCGAACACGGGCGGGTCAGGAATGTCCTTAAATCCTTTTAGCGAGCTGTCTAGCTGGGCTGTACTCTTAGCGTGCAATTCTGTTTGTATGTTTTGCGAGTTTTTTCTTTTTTTGCGTGCCATGTAATAGCTCCTACTATAAAAACTGATTCTTATACCTTATTATACACCAAAAACAAGGATATGCACACAAAACACGGACTCAAAGCGAAACTTGGGAAACTTTAGGGGCTAGTCGGATCTATTTAGCTAAGACATATTTGACAAATTTAACTCAATTGTGTTTGAACCACCCCGGCTTTTCTTCGTGAGGAAAACAAGTTCCAAACTGAACAAATAACTACCCCGGCGCTTTTTTCCCTAAGTCTTTTGGTAGTAAGGACTTACGACAATCGACAAATACCTTCTATAAAACTATATATCTTTTTAACTGGACACTTTGATTCTGTGAATTTATTTATTGGTCGGCATTTCACCTCGGTTTTTACCGTGTCAAATAAATGGATTGCTTTTTTTCAGAATCGACGTAAGTGATTGGTATGTATAGGGTTATGAAAATCATTTGACTACTCAGGTATAATAAGGTGTAAGAAGGAAAAAGGGAATTAAGACTATGAAAAACAATGAAACAAACTGGGACGGCTTTGAGATTTACCTAGATTTTATTTTGGGAAATTCTGAAAAAGAATCTACAGAGTGACCTAACGTGTCGCACCAATAGACGATAATACTAATATAAGAAGTTAACAACAAGTTAACACAACACAACACGATCTCGAAAGGGTCAACATTATGAACATTAAATTAGAACTAACAACCAGCTTAACTCCAATGGTTCTTACCGGTGCTTACACTGGCAAGCAACATGGTAACAAAGTTATCTTCGGTGATTATCACGGTGAACCTACCGTTATCATGCAAGATATGATCAGATCATACAAGATCTTAAATAAAACTAGAAAGGCTAGTGAGATTGATGCAAGCAACTATATCGCAAAGTATGGTTCGGCTGCTGAGTAAGGGTTCGACCCGCAAGCCTTGCCTTAGTCGCAAGCATAGGTGGCGACCTATTCAAGATACGCATTTTTAAATTTTGTTTTTGTTTTAAGGTTTGATATGATTTTATTTGAGTGTTCCGATTGTTTGACCGAGTGCTATGCGGACGAAGTAGTTTGCAGTTCGTGTGGTGCTGATCTAACCAATGAAGTGGACGCGTCTGATTACGATTACGACGATCACGATGGGCAACCATCGGAGATGCAGGAATGGCACGACTTCGATCCCGATTGTTAGTCGGCGACGTAAGTCCTTTGGTGGTAACGACTTAGGTCGGCGGGGCCGGGGCCGGATCGACGTAAGTCCTTGGTATCAAACGACTTACAACTATTTATATAATCTTTTAATAATCTTTGAGATAGTGACCAGATGTGTCACACGCATGGACGATAATATATATATGAGAGAAACAAACAACAGTAAAGGAAACGACATGATTAAATTTGGACTAAGCGAATGGGCAGCAATTATTTCTTTATATATTTGGATTTTATATATGACAGTGACCTAACGTGTCACATGGTTATGGTATAATACATATATGAGAAACAACAACAACAACAAGGTAACAACTATGAGACTTCAAGACAAACAAAAACAAGCAAGAGAAACATTCTGGATGGGATGGCTGATCAATAAGATTGATGGTTATGATAACGATAACCATAACGATGAGTTTAGGCAAGCGGTTCGCGATGCTATCAAAGCATTGAGAAACTTACGAAAGTTTTTCTAGATTATTGACAATCGTGACCTAACGTGTCACACACCTATGCTATAATACATATATAAGAAGTTAACACAACAACAACAAAGAGAAACGCTATGAATAAAACACAATCACTTACTAAGCTACAAGACAAAATTGATTCAATCGAGAGAGTAATCGTTCGGCATAGCCAAGATGCTTACAATCAACAGCATGGTTCGACATGGTTCGAGGAAATGGCCGACATGTGTACCGAACGAAAAGACCTTAAGAAAATGCTTAAGAAGCTATTGACAGCGATCTAACCAAACACTATACTAACACTATAACACACTACACTACTAAGGTAAATATTATGACTAACGAAAAACACTTTGACGTTCTTGCTTGTGATCCACGTTTCGGACATAAGGAAACAACATTCAGAAGCGTACCCGCTTCGCAGCTAAAGCAAAATCATTCAGGGGAAACCAGAATGTTCCTCAATAGCTTTTACCCTTCAGTAGAAGTAATCACTGCGACACTAGTGGACGCTGACAAAGGGCGAAGCTACTTTGACAAGTACGGCACAGCTAACGAGTAAGGGCTTGACCCGAAAGCCCCGCCTAGTCGCGGGCATAGGTGGCGACCTATTCAAGATACGCACCACACAACTACCGTCTTAGCCCATTTAAACCGACTGAGGTAAGTGCTTGATATGTAAGGACTTGCGTCAAATCGGCCCGCCCCGCCGCGACGTAAGTGCTTGGTATATAAGGACTTAGAACAATTGCAAGTTTTTGCGGCTTTTTCTAAAGATATCTATTGATTTATGCCGATATATATAATATAAAGCTTGACAAGATTAACTCTTTATGCTATAATTACAACATGTTAGCAATGACAGCAGTCGTTGCGGTTCCTTGTCGGATGTGTCAAGAGACAACAGATTTGAAAGTTAACTTTCAAGGCTTTGTCGAATGGAAATCCGGCCAGCTTATCCAAGAGGCTCTTCCTGAGTTATCTTTGGGTGAGCGGGAGTTACTCATTTCAGGTACTTGCAGTACTTGCTTTGATGAACTCTTTTCTTTCGAGAATGAGTAACCGCTAGACCGTCGCCCTTCGGGGTGTGGAGTTTGATAAGCTCTGTCGAAATCACTCAATTATCAAAAACTTTGTTTTTTTCCTAAAGAACCCCTTGACATTCTGCCGATATTATGTATAATGGGGTTATACAACACACGACACTTTTTAAGGTTTAACTATGTTTTCAAAATTCGATGTTCAAATTTCTTCCGAAGAACTCAACACCTACGAGCCTACACAGGCTGATATTGCGGAGTATCACGCATGGCTGGAGGAGCAAGAGGCCGTCGAGGAGGTCTACGACGACGAGGAAGAGTATGCCGATCCCGTCGATCTTTACGGCGCGGAGCGGGAGAACTACGCCGTTAGGGAGTGGGATTAGGCTGTTAACGTAAGTCCTTTGCCCATAAGGGTTTAGGGCTGGCGGGGCCGCCCCGCAGCGACGTAAGTCCTTTGCTGGTAAGGGTTTACATCAATAAAAATACTTTGGCAAAAATATAAAAAAGATATGGGGATTGACCTAACGTGTCACGGGTATAGACGATAATATATATAGAGAAGTTAAGAAACAACAAAGGAAAATTATGATCACAACAACCGACATCAACATTTATATATCACTCGGCATTATGCTAGTTATAATGACTGGAATTATTTCACATTATTTTGATAATTAGTGAAGATACCACTTGACAAACGCCGATAATTATGGTATAATGTTATTATAACAAGTTAAGGCAAAGAGAAGCGGAACTGCTATAACAACCGCACTTGCAAGAGGAAGCAAGTAAAAAAATCCTCGGAACACAACAACACTCGATCTTGAAAGGATCAAATATTATGACTACTCAACAAAAACAATTTGACATTGTGGCAATTAGCCCAGTTACTTTCCTGCGAACTACATTCCGTAGCGTTTCGGCTGAAAATTTAAATATCTCCACTGAAGGGATTACTTTTAACTTTAACAACTTTTATCCTGCGATTCCTGTTATCAGTATGGTAGAAGTGTCGCAGGACTTGCTAGATGCAAAACTTGAATACTTCAAGAAGCACGGCACCGCTAACGAATAAGGGGTTTACAACCTTCGTCGTTTATGGTAAAATTGCAGTATAACAAAATTCAGAGTTTAGAAAAAAGAGTTTAAGATGATTGACTGGTCACAAAGCAAAGACCCAAGAAGCACAAAGCAACTAATCGAAGATGGTATGCGAGTCATGCAGGAAACGATTGTAATTCCTAACGAGTGGCTACCAGAAGGATGGCACGATAACGTCCGTGGTGGTCGTACGCTCGCACGCCTTAACGAGATGTGCGAAGATGTGGAAAGCGGTGACACTAAACACCAGAAGCTCAAAGCGTTGAAGGCTGAGAACTGCGAGAACTATCGTAAGCAATACGAAGCCAACGAGAGCTTCGAGTATAATGGACACCGTGACGAAATGCGATTGCATAAAAACCAAATGGCGTTTGTTGGCGGCATGGTGAGCAGTGGTATGATTAGTAAAGAGGATTTGGAAGATGAAATATAAAATTGAGATGATTATCGAATTAAAAGAAGGACATCCACGCAAGTGGATTCCGCAGACGATTGAAGATCAGCTATACCAAAAGGGCGAAAGTATTTTGAAATTAGATATTAAGGAGATTGAAGATGAATAAAGAAAAACTTTGGCCTAGAATATTTGTAAAATGTACCCGAAGGAATCCAGCTCTTTGTTCGTGGGGAAACGATGACCACTATTCAACCGCTTGGTTGGAATTACCTTGGGAAATTGCTCACTCTGGTGATCCGCTATCTATATCTCTATGGGTTGCGGAAGGGTCGAAATATACTTGGATGGCTGGAAGCCAATGCGTTCCGTGTCACAACCAAGATCACATCGACGACCTACTGGATGAGGCGGCGAAATGATATAAGTCCTTTCCCCACAAGGGGTTAGGGAAAATCGGGCCGGGCGGTTTTTTCCTAAGTGCTTGCTGTCAAAGGACTTAGGTCAATATAAAAAAGATTGTAAAAACACAAAGATATATTGGATTTATATTTGCAATCTAGTCGATATAATATATAATGGGAGTATGTGAGACAGTGACAGGGTGACCCTAAGCGTATCAACTGAGATCGGCAGGGGTGCTGGAAGCGGTTGGCGTGACGACCCATCTTAACTTAGGGGTATCCTATTGTTGTCTCATCTTATCTTTTAAGACATAAGAGATTTGTAGGTAGTCAGCGAGTCGGCGAGTTAGCGAAAAACTCAAAAAAGATTAAAGAAAGTACTTGACAACGCCGATAACTATAGTATAATGATAGAGTAAACCAGCCACAACACAAGGAGATCACATGAGTCTACTGAAAGATGCCCAAAGAGTTTCACGCAAGGTAAAAAAATCAAAACACCAAGCTAATGTTGAGCTTTGGACAAATAGAATTCAAACTCGAATTTTAAAGATAGCAGCAGCAGGCGATTCAAAGTTCGGGTTCCGCAAGGTTCCTAAGAGACGAGAATATTTGTCCACAAATGAACAAGAGTTTGTATCTGTAGCTAAACACTTTTCAGAGTTGGGTTTTAAGGTGGATTATGACAAGAAAGAAGGCTCAAGGACGCTTCCGGCTTGGCTTGCCGTAATGACGATTTCGTGGGAATAATTAAAGTTTCCCCTTGACAATGACGATAATTATAGTATAATCAAAGAGTAAGTATCACAACACTTTTAGGAGAGTCTAATGAGGATTTCGCAAACAGTAGATTTTGGCCAGATCACCAGTACCTACATTGCAAGCTGGAAAGACGATTCAGTAGAATTGTATTGCGGAGATGACAAGTTGATCTTTACGATGTCGGAAGATGTCATGAAACAATTTCACAAACGATTAGGAGAAAAACTTACAAACATCGCGGCTGTTCGTCTTAAAGAAGCCGAAGAACTAACTCAGGAGGCATCAGATAATGAGTAACAGTCAAAAGCCTATTGTCGCTATAGGTACAGTATTAGCGGCTGGCACGGTCAAAGCCATTAACAATGACCACGTTTTAATCGACACTGAGGAAGGTGTCAAAGAGTTTTCACTACAACAAGTTGAAAGGTTTATCAATGATGCAAGATCTATATCACAAGCGTAATGGTCGAAAGATTAACGTCCTCTATCCGACTGGAGGAAAAAGAAACGTTCTTCGTACTGTGGCAGGAATTAAGCTGCGCTCAGGTACGAGTTCAAATGGGCGGTTTATCACTGTCCAAGAGGGTGACGGCAAGATTCGCTCTTTGTCTATCTCTAAGTGTGTTGGCTCTCTATAGCCTTGTTGTTGTGTGAAAAGAGTGGGTAGCCTAGCGGTAAAGGGTTTAGGGGCAGACTTTCGCCTGTTCCACCCTTCTCTTTTTTTACAATCGCCGTAAACTCTTGTCGGACAACGACTTAGGGAAAAACGGCCCGGCCCCGAGCGTCGTAAGTCCTTGCTACTAAACGACTTACGTCAATAGGTAAATAAATTAAAATATTACCACAAAATACTAAAGTTCCCATTGACAAATAGCCGATATATAGTATAATGGAAGTGTTCGGGAAGTGGTCTTGCAGGGTGAGACACTGACGAAGATTGACGATAACTGACCTGATGGACGCATTAGGAGGAAGTCGGCTGGGTTGCTCAAACCTAATCTAGTTCAGTGCCTGCAAGTGTAGGGTTCGACTCCCTACCCCGTCCGCCATAAAAATAAACGGAAATAACTTAAAGATTATATCTTGACATTCCGATAATATATAGTACAATGAAGAAGTAACACACACTCAAACGGAAGCGAATCACATGTTAAAATTCTCACCAGCCAATGCCAAAATCGAAGCACTAAAGCAAGTCCCAGAATTGCAACCGTTTCTAGACAATAAGCGTAAAGTTTATTCGTTCGATCTTCTCAGTGGCTATTCTTGCCCATTCGCCAAACAGTGCCTATCAAAGGCTGTCGTCCAACCAAACGGTAAGCGTAAAATCCAAGACGGAAAATATACAGAATTCCGTTGTTTCTCAGCATCTCAGGAAGTACAGTATAACGGCGTTTACAATTTACGTAAGCACAATTTTGATTCGTTGCGTGGATTGGGTCTTGATGGTATGATTGGTAGCCTTAGTACCGATCTTCCCAAAAATGCTGGCATTGTAAGAATTCACGTTGCTGGCGACTTCTTCAATCCCAATTACATGCTTGCATGGTATAACGTCGCTATGCTTAATCCCAATACGCTATTCTATGCTTATACAAAATCAATACGTTATTGGATTGATCTTAACATTGAATCGGCAATCTTAGATAATTTTGTTCTGACCGCTTCCTATGGTGGTCGTGACGATTCTCTAATCGACATTCACAACCTACGTACAAGTAAAGTTGTATACAGTGAACAAGAAGCTCACGATCTAGGATTGGCTATCGACCACGACGATTCACACGCAGCAAGGCCAAGCCTACGCGATGAATCATTTGCCTTGATGCTTCACGGTACACAGCCAAAGGGTAGCAATGCTGCCGATGCTCTAAAGGTATTGAAGCGAGATAAAGTAAAACACTCTTATTCACGAAAAAATGTCTTGACACTGGAGAAGGAAATGGTAAAATGAATTAGAAAGGTTTAGCGTATTGTTTTATATTATGTTAGTCATGGTCGCAATTGCTATTTGTTTAATCGCAGAACACAAGGATTAGTTTATGAAAAGTTTAGTTTTGTTTAGTTACAAGCAACCAGTAGAAGGTTCAAGGGTTCGCTGGGGTGTCTTGCATGGGAGGCGAGACACTAAAAAAACTCCTCTAAGTTTTAACACGTTAACCAATGGTTATCGTGCAGCAGATGCAAACTTTGAGCGTTCCCGCAAACTGGACACGGTACAAACCCGCGAAGGTGTGCGTGCATTCTATAAAGAGCGTCAAAATTGGGGAATTAAGATTCCCCTTGTAGGTTCGTTGGTTTCGCCCTTCTTGCCTGCTTAACGTGTGTGTTGTGTGTGCCGGTGGCTCTTCGGAGTCGCCGGTTTTTTTTATTAAAAAAATCGGGCCGGGTCTTTTTTACGTAAGTTGTTGCAGCTAAAGGACTTATAATTATTGCTTAAATATTATTGTTTTACGTAAAGATTTTGTTTGACAATGACGATATATACTATATAATGATAGAGTAACACACAACGAAAGGAAGATTATGACAAAGCCATTTGTAGAAACAAGTAAAGAGGTATTACAGTACATTGATCCAACCAAGAAGGTTAGGGTCTATCGCAACTTGCACAAGGATTGCATAAGCGTAAAGCAAGGTGGACTTGTTAGGTGTCACGCTACAAACGTGGTACTAAAGGATTGTAAATTTATCGTATCAGAAGCTGGACAACGGAGGGTTCGCAATGAGAAAAAGAAAAACGTTCATGCGTTTGTGGAGGGTTATGTGGTTGATGCTCGTAGGTCGCTTGAGCTTCTCGACTTTTCTTGGTCGCCGGTCTACTACAATCCATACGAAACAGACCATTGGCAACTCACCAACGTACCATACAATGCGTGGGTAGATACCGCTGAGTGGGCTGACGTGTGGAGTGACT